AAACTAGATAATAAACATAAATGACTAATAATCAACACAATAGGCTTGATAATGACATAGTTAAGTTCAAAGAAACTATGCTCAGACAGTATGGAATTGAGATCATTGTATTTCAAAAATTACACAATGAAGGAGAGTACAGGCCAACACTTCAACAAATACATAAAGCATGTATAACTGTTATGCATACGCTTTATCCTGAACTACAAAATATCAATAAGCTTTCTGAATTAAACAGAACAAAAGACTTGGTAATGTTCAGAAAGATTTACTGTCATATAGGTCATACTATGAGATATACTTGCCATGCTGTAGGTAAATATATTAAACGTGATCATTCAAGTGTAGTGCACAGTAGAAACAGCGTTGATGATATGCTTTATATAAAAGATAAAAGTTATATGAATGCATTTGATAAAGTTAATAAACTAATAAATACTTATGTGGGAATTATTCCAAATAATATACAAAAACAAACTTAGTCCAAATCAGGCAGCTATATTATTTGGTATGAAACTAAAGATAGCTTTACCTAAGATTTCAGAAGATGACAAAAAAGCATTAGTTGATAATGGATATGTTACATTTGATAATGAATCATATAAATTAACAGCAGATGCAAAAGTCTTTATAGCACACTTAGATAATTATTTTATAAAAGCAAAAAAGAAAACAAACATCCAACTTATGGGTAAAGACTTTGCTGATAAAATAAATACCTATAGGGAAATATTTCCAAATCAAAGATTGCCTAGTGGTAAACCTGCAAGAGTCAACGTAAAAATGTTATCAAGTTCTTTTAGATGGTTGTTTGAGACATATGATTATACATGGGATCAAGTATTTGAAGCTACAAGAATGTATGTGAATGAGTACAGAGATGCAGAATATATGTATATGCAGACAAGTCAATATTTTATATGTAAGCAAGACAAACATAAAGTTAAGTCTTCTACATTAGCTGATTATTGTGATATGATCAGAGATGGTATAGACACAGAACAACAAACATTTAAAGAAAAAGTAGTATGACAGTAGAAGAACAAGCAGAAGTATTAAATAAATTAAACCTTGTACTTGAAGATTTTCAAATGCTAAGAGATGGTGAATGGGAACCAGACACTAAATCATGTAATTCAAGCATAGATAATGTAACAAGTATTATATATACAATAGAGAATGGCTAAATCAACAGAAGGATGGGTGGGGCAATATTCCGCATTCAATGAAGCATTAAAATACATGCAAGGTAGACAAAATGGGACTGAAAAGTCTATATATACACCGTGGCCTAAATTTAATGATGCTGCTACTGATGGTTTAGAATGGAATACTCTAACTGTAATTGGTGGTAGACCTGGTTCAGGTAAAACACTTATTAAAGATCAGATTATAAGAGAATCTTTTGCATTAAATCCAGATGATGATTTTAGAGTATTAGAATTTCAGTTTGAGATGGTTGGTAGAACATCAGCTATTAGAGAGTTTAGTTCTATTACTGGTAAAACATATAAAGAATTATGTAGTGCTGGTAGTATACTTACTTCTGATGTATTGAATACATGTCATCAGTATGCTAAGGAAAGAGTTAAGCATCCGGTAGATATAGTTTCAACACCTATGACTGTAAATCAAATGCGTGAGCAAATTGATATGTACATGAACAAGCATAAAGGTAAAAAAACTATTATAACATTGGATCATACAATGCTTGTAAAGAGAGCACCTTATCAGAATAACACATTAGATATGTTATTTGAATTAGGTGAGTTTTTTACACAATGTAAGAGAGATTATCCATGTTTGTTTATTTCACTATCACAACTTAATAGAAATATTGATAATCCAGATAGAGCAATAGATGGTAAGTATGGTAATTATATTCTTGAGTCAGATATATTTGGTTCAGATGCTATGTTACAACATGCAGATATGCTTATTGGTATAAACCGTCCTGCTAAACAAAAGATTAGGTTCTATGGGCCAGATAGATATATTATAGAAAATGATAGAACTTTGGTATTACACTTTTTGAAAGCAAGAAATGGTGATGCAAGAATGAGTTTCTTTAAAGCAAAGTTTGAACAAATGCAGATTGAAGAAATGCAAACCCCTGGTCAACAAGAACGCAGATAACAAATTAAAAAGTAAAAAAATGGGAATAACACCAGAACAACGTAAACAAAAAGTAAATAAATTAAAAGAAGAGCATGAAGATTACTTTCAAACTATTGGTAATTTAAATGCACTGTTTATACCTAAGATGGCATATAGACCACCAGGTAAAGATGACTTACATGTAAGTTTCTTTCCTAGTGAGATGGAAAAGAGTCAAGACATTTATACAGAGTTTGTAAGTATAAACTATGACTCAGAAGATCCTAAGAGAACTTTGTACCTTCTGAAATTTAATCCACACTGGAGAGAAGAGTATGAGATGATTACAAGTAACTCAGGTTTCCAAAGACATTTAGTTCCTGCAAGTGAACTTAAGGTTATTAATGATGTAACAAGTAGAGGTAAATTAGATCTAGACTTTGCAGAGTTACCTAACCCGGATGATAAACCATCTAACAATGATGAAAATCTAATAGCAGGTAAACTAAATGAGATAAACAATTCACTTCAACAATTAATTAAAATATTAAAAAAATAAATAATGGCAAACAGCATATTAATAATAGCAGATTCAGGTACAGGTAAATCAACATCAATTAGACACTTAGATCCTGATGAAACATTTATAATTAACATTGCAAACAAACCACTACCTTTTAAAGGTTGGAAATCTAATTATACAGCAATCAATAAAGAAAATCCAAAAGGTAATTTGGCTTCTTCTTCATCAGCAGCTGGAATAATGAAGGCAATTACACATGTAGATCAAAAAATGCCAAAGATCAAAACATTAGTTATTGATGATTGGCAGTATATGAGTTCTTTTGAATACTTTGATAGAGCTAATGAGAAAGGTTATGATAAGTTTACCCAGATTGCAGCAAACTTAGCTACAGTAGCTAAAATGCCTAAAGATCTAAGGGATGACTTAACTGTAATATTTTTAACTCATTCTGAAGATTCAACTGATATCAATGGTAATAGAAAAATTAAAGCAAAAACCATTGGTAAAATGATAGATAACACACTAACTTTGGAAGGTCTGTTTTCTATAGTTCTATTTGGAAAGGTAAATAAAAATGATGATGGTGAACTTGAATATGGTTTTGAAACTCAAAACAATGGAGAGAACACATGTAAATCACCACAAGGTATGTTTGAAGACTTCTTCATCCCAAACAACCTGCAGTATGTAAAAGACTGCATTAAAAAATATGAAGAGTAATTTATTTAAAAATCAATAATTAAAAAGTAAAAATTATGTTTAACACACAAGGAATGACAGCCGGATCAGGCAAAGAAAAACCAGTTATTGGAACAGGTAACCAAAAAGTAAAGATTAACTCTGTTACTTTTGATCAAACACCATATGATGCAAATGCATATAACATTACATTGCATGTAGAAAGTGAGCCTGTAACAGGTGAATTTCAAGGATTTTTAGTAGATCAAAATAATCCTAATGGACCACGTTATTCAGGTCAAGTAGGTAGAGTAAGGTTTAGCCCTTATGCATATAAAGATACTATTCTTCCTAATGGTAATGAGATTAGCCGTGACAATGAAGTTATGAAAGCTATGGTATTTTTAGCTGAAACTCTAAACAAAAGAGCGGATCTAGATAAGATTAGTGCAAACACAATTGAAGAATTCATGAGTGCATGTAATGGTATCTTTTCTAATTCAGGTTTTGTAAACGTATGCCTTGCAGCACGTGAATGGGAAAACAAAGAAGGTTATATTAACAATGATTTGTTTCTACCAAAAATGAGTAAAGGTAATGTGCCAATAGAAGCACTTGATGTAGAGTCATCTAAATTAATTACATTTGATTCTAACAATCCTCTTCACTTAAGAAAAGTTGTTAAAACAGATGCTCCAGCAACAACAAGCTTTGAGCCAACAACTTCATCAGCAAGTGACTTTGATCTGTAGTCAGAAATTAACCTAAAATTAGAGGGGGTGTAATGCCCCCTTTTTTTTTCAATTTGATTAATATGTTTAACACTAAAAATTTAGTATTAGAAATAGATGATATACCAAGTTATTGGGTGTTTCAATATTATTTAAATTTATCAGAAACCTTAACAGGACAGGATATAAAAATACATTCAGTATTTAATCCTAATGAGAAAACACCAAGCTTTTGTGTTTATGTTGACCCAAGAATAAGTCAATATAAATTTAAAGACTTCTCAACTGGTAATAATGGTAATAAAGTTGACTTAGTAAAACTTATGTTTAATATTGGTTATACTAAAGCTGTAATGAAAATTATATCTGACTATAATATATATGTCAAGCAGAATGGTAAAGCTAAAATTGAATTTAAACCTGTATCTAAATGGGAAGTGGATTTTATAAAACACAGACCTTGGAATCAATTAGATGCAGATTACTGGTTATCCTATAGGATAGGTATGTCTATGTTGGATTTGTATAATGTCAAGCCAATTGAGTATTATAATCTCATAAAGCAAGAAGATGGCCACATTAATACATTGAAAATACAGGCACCAAGAATTTATGGTTACTTTAATAAACATGGAGAAGTATATAAAATATATCAACCCAAGAGTAAACATAGATTTCATAAAGTTAATACTTATCTTCAGGGACTAGATCAATTGAAATATGAGAAACCTTATTTAGTAATATGTTCATCATTAAAAGATGCAATGTGTTTAAAAAGTATGGGTTATAACGTTGAAGTTGTAGCACCAGACTCAGAGAATACTATAATTAAACCTCACATTATACAAAACTTTAAAAAAAAGTATAAAAAGGTTATTACATTGTTTGATAATGATGAAGCAGGTTTTAAAGCAATTGAAAGATATGCAAATGCATATAATATTCAAGGATGTTACTTAACTATATGCAAAGACATATCAGATGCTATGGAAAAACATGGCTTTGATAAGTTACATGAAGCATTAAAACCATTACTAAAGCAAACACTTAATAAATAATATGAAAAAACCAAAAAAATGGTGGATACCAGGTTCCGTACCTTCCAGTAAAAATGGAAGAAGATGGACGGGTAAATACTTTATAGCTAGTAAGACAGTAGTTAACTATAGAAAGCTTACTAAAGAATACTATGAAAAGTATGCTGAAGAGTTTAAAGCAGAATTATCTAAATGTACTTTGCCGGCTAAGATATCTTTTACATTTGTAAGGGGTACCAAACATAAATTTGATTACATCAATCCTGCACAAACAGTTCAAGATGATATGGTTAAAGCGGGTTGGATTGAGGATGATAATGCAGAGTTTATTCTTCCTGTATTTATTCAATATACATATGATAAACAGAATCCTGGAGTATGGATAGAAATATTAACTGATGAATGTAATAAAGAAAAGTGATTTCTTTAATATTTTAAGATTACTTAATGGCCTACCTGTTGATTTTGATTTAGGAATGCATTGTTATAATAGTTTAGAGTTACAAGATAAATATATAACTGATAAGCTATTTGCTAAAGCTTTGCATTATGATGCAAGAAAATTGTTTTTGAAAAGTAGAAACATTAAATATTCTTTAGGTTCTCTTACAATAAAATGTATACTTATTGATATTGGTGGTACATATAATGAAGAAACTTATAAAAAAATATTAGATAAAATTATATAGATATGATGAACATACAAGATATAGTTGCACGGACAACTAAAAGTTTAATATTTGAAGAGCCCTTTTACGGGCTTTTTTTAATTGGTATAAATAAACAATACAGTGATAAAATACCTACAGCAGGTGTTAGTAAACACGGTATTGGCATGCAGTTAACAATCAATCCTGATTTTTACTTAAACTTAAGTGAAGATCATAGGTATGGTTTGGTAAAGCATGAGCTATTACACATTGCATTTGGGCACTTAGTAATGAGAGATCTATATTCTAATCATAAGTTATTTAACATAGCTGCTGATTTAGAGATCAACCAGTACATACTGGAAAGTAAATTACCTGAAGGTGGTTTATTACTCTCAAGTTTTCCTGAATTAAATCTTCCTACTAAAGCAGGAACAAAAGAATATTATAAACTTTTGGAACAAGCGCAGCAAGATGGGAGTTCTCCTTCATTAGATAATCTAATGGATGAAATGAATGGTGAATCACAATATTGTCATGGTACATGGAATGAATTTGATGATTTATCTGAAGCAGATAAAAAGCTTGTACAAAAACAGGTTGATCATCAGCTTAAGGAAGCAACACAAGAAACTCTTAAAAAGCAAGGTAGTGTGCCAGGAGAGTTAGCAGAACTAATTCACAAGTTAATGCATGTTGAACCTGCAAAGTTTAATTGGAAAGCTTACTTAAGAAGGTTTGTTGGTAATTCAAGTATAGTTTACACTAGAAAAATGAGACGTAAGTATAATAAACGTTATTCTGAGAATCCAGGTTTAAAGATAAAGTTTAAGAATCACATACTTGTTGGTGTTGATACATCAGGATCTGTAAATACAGAAGAACTAAAAGAATTCTTCTCTGAGTTAGCACATATGCATAAAACTGGTCATAAGATTACAGTTGCACAGTGTGATACACAGCTTAAAAGTGTAAAAGAATTCAATCCTAAAAAAGATTGGGAAATACATGGTCGTGGTGGAACAAGCTTCCAACCAGTAATTGATCACTATAATGAAAAGAAAGGAGTTTATACAGCTCTTATATATTTAACAGACGGTGAAGCATATTCTCCTGATGACTGTCCAAAAAATACCCTATGGGTACATAGCAGTATATCAGAGATAAATGATGAATTACCAGGACAAAAGATAAAACTAAATTAAATTAAAAAAGTAAAAATGGGTCAAGTAAATTTAAATGCTACAGAACTAAAAGGATTTGTAAACCACATAATCACAAACAACAGATTCTTACAAAAAGAAGGTAAGCAATCTGTATCTGTTGAGGTTGTTGGTGAATCAGGTATTGGTAAAACGTCAACCATTGTTGAACTAGCTAAAGAGAATGATTTAAACTTTGTTAAGTTAAACTTAGCACAGATAGAAGAGCTAGGTGACTTAGTAGGTTTCCCAGTTAGACAATTCCAAATGTATAAAGAGACAAAAGTTTCAGAAAATAAAAATGACATATCTTATACTGCTGCACAAAGAGCTGCTGCATCATCATCTCTGGCAAAGATGCCTCAAGCAAAAACCAAAAAAGTTGGTTTATGGGTTGATGAACTTGCTGTACAAGAGTATCTAAAAAATGGATACAAAATGACTGGTAAGAACAGAATGTCTTATTGTCCACCAGAGTGGATTGCTGATAAAAAATCAGGTGGTATCTTATTACTAGATGACTGGAACCGTGCTGATGTACGTTTTATTCAAGCTTGTATGGAATTGATTGACAGACAGTCTTATATTTCATGGACACTACCACAGGATTGGCATATTATATTAACAGCTAACCCGGATAACGGAGATTATATGGTTAACAGTGTAGATAGTGCACAGAAGACTAGATATGTAACCGCAAATCTTAAGTTTGATGTTAATGTATGGGCTCAATGGGCAGAAGAAGCAGGTGTAGATTCTAGATGTATTAACTTTTTGTTATTGAATCCTGAGTTAGTAACTCAAGAAACAAATGCAAGATCTATTACTACATTCTTTAATGCTATATCAAGTTTTGATAATTTTGAAGATAACCTCAGCATGATTCAAATGATTGGTGAGGGTAGTGTAGGTGATGCTTTTGCATCAATGTTCACAACCTTCATTAATAATAAACTTGATAAGCTTGTAACACCAAAAGATTTGTTGACACATGATAATCAGCAATATATTTTAGGTGAACTTAGAAGTTGTATTGGTAAGGATGATAATTACCGTGCTGATATAGCATCTACATTAGCTACACGTTTAGCAAATTATGCTGTTGTGTATTCTAAAGAAAATACCGTAAGTCAAAAGAATACAGATAGACTAAAGACACTATGTACTGAAGACTATTTTACTAATGACTTAAAATATTTGATTGTAAGATCAATATTTAGTGGTAATAAACAAAAGTTCAATAAATTAATGATGATCCCTGAGATTGTTAAAATGACAATGAAATAAAATGGCAAATAAATCAGTATATCAAGATTTTGATACTGATGCTTTAAATTACTTTGCATTGGAGAGTGACACCGTTTATGGTGTCCTCTCTAATACAGACTGTAATAAAGTATTATGTACTCAAGATCAAACAACATATGAAAAAATACACAGTATATTAACGGTCCCCACAGAAGATGACCAAACTTTTAGAACCAAAAAGAAAGCTTTTATACTACCTAAGTGTAATGTATCACAAGATAGATTAAAGGCTGCTCTTAAAGAGCACGGTATAACTGTTACAAATGATTATGAATTAGCAGATCTTATAATTGGGCATGAGGATATTTCTACTCATACATTACAGAATGCGGAAAATATCCCGTCTACTATAATGATGAATAAGATATGGAATTATGAAACTACAATGGGAGATGCAACAAAAACAGGTGTCCTAAAAAAAGTCTCAGATTCTGGTTTAGAATGTATTATTACACCTAAGATTACAGACAATGTAAGATATTATGATATAGATATAAATGATAGTCTATATGATACCTGGATGCTTACTGGTATGGCTATAAACTTGGCTCATATAATTGATACCACACATGTTAGTGTTATTGATCCTGAGACTGTGTTACATGCATCTGCTACTAAAATGACTCTTGATGAAGGTCTGTTTAATGATTTAAAAGCGCAATTAAAGGCTTATGGTGATGATAAGGCCTTAGCTCTTAAAATTGTTCCTACTATAGATTATAAAAAAAATTATCATTTATTATGGCAATTTTCACAAGACTGTAGTAGTATAACATATGCAGATAACAGAGATAAAGATCTACAGTATTGGTTAAAAGAATCTGGATTTCTTGATTTTGAAAGAAAGAGTGCTCAGGACATGATACTTTGGTTAGAAGAGAGAGAATTGTTATGTAAAACAAGTTTCAGATATTTAGAACCTATAGTAAGAAAAGAAATAAGCATTCATAACAGGGATCTTTATACTTTTAAAGTAGCTGTAAAAAAAGAATATCAAAAATATTTAAAAAATGACTAAAAAAATATATAATTTTAATTTAAAGAGAGATGATGTTACAGTCAACAAAAACGTTGAACTAACATCTGGAGCATTTGATATAGAACTAACAGATGAACTGTATGTTGGTAGTAGTGATAACTATCATTTATCAGGTGATGATCTTGCAAATTTTGGGTTACATAACATAGTTACTGGTAAACAGCAACCATCTGTTATTAGCTTACAAGATGTAAAGATTTATAGATATCCTAAATTAAACTTACCAAGACAAAAGTTTGATTTGTTAAAGGAAAGGTTTGATTGTAAAATTACTAGGAATAGTGATAAGGCAGACATACATGTAGTGTCATATAAGTTTTTAGAATCTTTATTCACATACAATTGGTATAGTAATAAATTTTTAGATTACAGAGACTTCGTTAGAGTTTGTATTATAGCAAAAGAGAAAGGTATGTTTACTGATGGAGCTCTTAATCAGCTTAGAGAAAAACTATCTGGAATGGATCAAAACTCTATTGTTGCTTTTAATCAACACTACTATAATAGTAGTAATAATGTTCAGTTATGGAGAGACCAATTTCTTAAGATTACAGAACCTTTTCATGAAGCAGCAAATCTAGGATCTAGAGTAGTTATGATTGAAAAAGGTAAAGTTAAAGATTATGATAGAGTTGTTAATTCTGTAGCTACTGTTGTATTTGATACTGCAATAACTGAAATAATTGATGAAGATTTAGCAATTATTGAAGATGATCAATACGGTACCATAGAACAGATGATTACAAGTAATGATATAGAAAATAGAACATTGGCTCTTGAAATGCTAGCTAATTCTAATATAGAAAAATCATTTAATGTAGTATCTAGTTTGTATTGGTGGCACTATGATTGGATGAAAGCTACTAATAATTGGAATACAGTAAATGTAAAAGCTATGAGGTCACGGTTAAAATCATATGAAGGTGGTCATGATACTAATAATGTTTATTCTTATAATAGATACATCATGGCTTTGACAGAAGATAGAAAATTAACTAAATTTGCTGTTGACAATACCAGATCTTTATTTCTCAATAAATGCTTAAATGCAATGGTAGGACCAGGAGCTGAAGTATTTAAAGTTGATTTAGAACATCTTGTATTAAAGGAAAAATATAATAACTCAATTAATGAATAGAAACATTGAAAAAGAAGAGCAGTTTTACTCAAATGATAAATTTAAGTTTAGCTACTCTTCTTTAAATAAACTTTTATTTTCACCATCCTTATTTTATAAGGACTATATTTTAAATGACCGTGAGGTTAGAACAGATAAACATTTAGTAGAAGGCAAGCTTGTACATTGTTTGGTGTTTGAACCTGAAAACGTTGAGAACAAGTTTAGTATTGTACCTGGTAAAGCACCATCAGATAGTGTTAGAAAGGTTTTAAAGAACATGTCTTTATATACTGATGCAGAAAAGTTATTTGATGTCCCATCTGAAATAGTATTGGATTCACTCAAAGAAATGAATTTGTATCAGTCTCTAAAAACAGATGAGCAACGTATTGTTAAGATTATAAAAGATGAGTTTGAACCTTATTGGGAATTCTTATCTAACAAAAACGTTGATGTTGTAGATCAAGATACTTTATTAAAGTGTACAGAGCAGGCAGAGTTTATTAAAAGTAACAGTGATGTTATGGCAATATTTGAAGAAGTTTCAACAGACTTTGATTTAGACCCAATAGAAACTCATGCAGAAAAATATCTGAGTTGTACATTATCTAAAATGCCTTTTGGTTTGCATGGTTACATAGATTACTATAAAGTTAATCATGATGAGAAGCTTATAACTATATGTGATCTTAAAACTACAGGTAAAACAATAGCTGACTTTAATGATACAGTAGAGTTTTATAACTACTGGCTTCAAGCTGCTATTTATTGTAAACTTGTTTATGAAGATATAAGTAAATCAATTGATAATGTAGATGAGTATAAGATTGAGTTTAAGTTTGTTGTTATAGATAAATATAACCAAGTTTATACTTTTGAAGTTACAGATGCTACACTTAATAAATGGGCGCAAGCTTTTAGTAATGTAATTAAGGCTGCAGAATACCATTATAATGAAAGAAATTATAGCTTACCTTATAATTTCTTAATTGAAAAAGTTAGATTATAGTATGGGTATTGTGTATACAGATTATTTTCAGAAGAGTAGGGTCTTTCTTTATCCTTTATTGGATTTAAAGAAAGGATTGGCATACGTTCCAAAGCAAACTTATATAGCTATGGATAATGTGCACTCTTTTGATGATTACAAATTTCTTTGTGAATACAAAGTTAAAATGTGTGATTCATTTGATAAGTTCTGTAAAAGATACATAAGAAACCATCCTAAATTTGATGAGTATATAGACCTGGGAGATAATAAACATTTATTTGTTTTTGATTTCTCAGGCTATAAAAGTGACTTTAACAAATTTCTAAAAGGAAAATATTCTCAATTTAGTTTAAACTCTAAGGTAATAATTATAGATTTCTTTAGTGATTCTAAATCTTCAGACTTTGTTGAAGCATTTTTATCACCAGAAGGATTTCATGAATTTTATGCTGATGAGCTAGATGTTGAAGTAGAACTTTTAGAAGATGTGTTTGAATTATGCAGCCCGCCAGACTTGATAAAAGAAACAGTTATTAATAAAAATGGTGCATTTCTTTCTTTATTAAAAGAATGTAATGTATATTTGCCTAAATAAAAAAAAATCAATATGTCAAAAATTGGACAAAATATGATGTTAGTAAGTTCTAGTTTTAGAAATGCTAAATCATTTACAATGATTCCAGTCAGTAATGACTCACCTTATACAGAAGCTATGTTTGACCCTACGTCAGGCATTTTAGCAGTCATCAGTAAAGTGATGAAACAATCCTATCATATGGTTCCTAAGTTAGATGATGATGGTCAACCTATGAGACTTAAGACACCTAATAAGCAAACAGGTAAAACACATAAAGAAGAAAGAAGATTAGTGGATACTTTTTCTGAATTTTATTTATCAGATAAAAAAGACATTGAAGACTTTATTAATATATTTGCAATCAATGCATCTTCTTATGATTACAAACAATTTTTTGTAGATATTGAAGAAACAAAAGTTTCTAAAATTATCATGCCTGGTCAATAAGTAGCCTATTCTATTTATTAAATAATGTAAAGGAGCCCATTAATTTGGGCTTTTTTTTGCTCTAATATATTTATATGGCTAAATTAACAGATGAAGAAATAATGGATGTAAACATCCTATTTGCTATGACTAAGTGCATAGGTGAACTTGCACATGGGTTACAGTATATACATACACAACAAGTTAAACAGAAGATTAAACAAGTAATCAAGACTGTTGACTTATATGAAAGAGAGATTGATAAAAAGTTAGAGCGTGAGGGATCTCCTGAAGCAGTAGAAAGCATCTATGATAGTATTATGGATTTAATATTAGAAGCTAAAGTAGTAGCACTTAAAAATTATAAAGATGGAAACACTGTTACAAATGAAAGAGAGATTAATGACTCTAGCTCTAAAAAAGCATAAAACTGTAAGAAGTGCAGCTAAAGCTTTAGGTATTAATGAAAGAACTCTACATACATTTAAAGATAAACTTAAAGAAGAAAAAGAATGAAACATTGGGTAATGGATTATGAAACACTTTATGATTGTTTTACTGGTGTTTTTGAAAATTATAAAACTACAGAGACTAAGATATTTGTAATATCACGGTTAAGAAATGATCAGACAGAATTTATAAACTTTCTAGAAGACAACATCACAAACAAAGAGTGGCATATATCCTATAATGGATTAGCATTTGATGCGCAAGTAACTCACTATATATTAGATAATGTTAGTAAATGGAAAGATGAAGAAGGTTTAGGTCTTGATGGTCATCTAGTTGCTAATATTATTTATAAGTATGCACAGAGATGTATACAGAAATCAAACAATAAAGAGTTTAGTGATTATCCACAATGGAAGATGAGAATAGGTCAAATAGATTTATTTAAAATGCACCATTGGGATAACCCGGCTAAACGTTCTAGTCTTAAATGGATTCAGTATAGTATGGATTGGCAGAATATATTAGATATGCCTATTCATCATGAAACTGAAATCAGAACTCAAAAAGATCTAGACACTATACTTGAATACTGCATTAATGATGTTAAGTCTACAAAAGAAATCTATAACAGATCAAGATCTCAAGTAGCTTTAAGAAAAGAATTGACAAGTACATACAATATTAACATGTTTAGTGCCTCAGAGCCTAGGATTAGTAAAGAGATATTTGGATATTATTTATCTAGAAACTTAAATATTCCTAAAAGAGATCTCAAACAGATGAGAACTTATAGGGATACAATTAAGATTAAGGATATTATATTACCATACATTTCTTTCTCATCTCAAGAGTTTAAGGTATTGTTTGATAGGTTTGCTTCATTAGAAGTTAACGCAGGTAGTCTTAAGGGTAGTTTTAAATACAACATAAACTATAAGGGTGTCAATACACACTTTGGTTTAGGTGGTGTTCATGGTGCTATAAAGAAAGGTGTTTATGAACCGGATGATGACATGATGATTATGTCTTCTGATGTAACATCTTTTTATCCTAATCTGGCTATTAAAAACAAGTGGTCTCCGGGTCATTTCCCTAAAGAAGAATTCTGTAATCAATATGAGTGGTTCTTTGAAGAGCGTAAGAAGATTCCTAAGAGCAATCCAATGAACTATGTATATAAGATTATACTTAATTCTACTTTTGGTCTTAGCAATGATGAAAATAGCTTCTTTTATGATCCTGAGTTATGTATGAGAATAACAATCAATGGTCAACTATCCCTAATGATGCTTTATGAGCAAATTATGGAGCGTATACCGGGTGCTATTGCTTTATTACAAAACACAGATGGTGTAGAAACTATAATACCAAAGGCATTTTATGATGAGTACATGCTTATATGTGAAGAATGGGAAAAGAAAACCAATCTTAATTTAGAGCATGATGAATATCAGAAGATGGTTATTGGTGATGTTAACAACTACATTGGTATTAATAAGTGGGTTGATGTAGATATATCTACTTGGAGAAAACTAAAAACTGACAATCCTCATTACTTATTTAAAGTAGAGAATGATAAGTTTAGTTTTGCCCCGGTAAAACTTAAGGGTAGATTTGATTTTCATAACCTGCAGTTGCACAAGAATAAATCTAAACTTGTTATACCAAAGGCAATCTATCATTACTTTGTTCATGATATGTTACCTGAAGATTATATTGATACAAATAAAAACATATTAGATTATTGTATTGGTGGAAAATCAAAAGGTGATTGGCAACAGGTTGCTAGACAAATAAAGAATGGTATATTTGATGAAGAAAAATTACAGAAGATTAATAGATATTTTATATCTAAATCCGGTGTAAAGATTCTTAAAGTTAACAAGAAAGATAAAAGAGAGATACAGTTAGAAGCTGGCAAATGGTTGCAGTCAATATTTAATGATATGCAATTAGAACCTAAGTGGGAAAACTATGATATTGATAAAAAATATTATCTTGAAGCTATAGAGCAAGAGATTAATAATATTATTGATGTTGCTCCAAATCAATTAACACTATTCTAATGGCAAAAACAAATATAACAAAGAGACCACCTAAAGGGTCTATCAGATTTAGTATTACATTATCAGAAGAACAAAAGGTTGCAAAAGAACAAATACTTAAACATCCTTTTAGTTTTATACATGGGAACGCAGGTAGTGGTAAAACACTACTTGCTGTCCAAATAGCACTAGATCAATTTTTTAAGAGACAATACAATAAGATTATTATTACTAGGCCTACTGTGGCAACAGAAGATAATGGTTTTTTACCTGGCTCTGAAAAAGAAAAGATGGAACCTTGGTTGGTACCTATTAAATCTAATATGCGTAAGGTCTATAATAAACCTGAGCTTTTAGAGAAGCTTGAATCTGAAGAACAAATAGAATTGGTTTCTTTATCTCATTTTAGAGGAAGGACATTTGATCACTCTGTTGTTATTGTAGATGAGTTTCAGAACTTAACACGCTCTCAGTTTTCAATGGCTTTAAGTAGACTAGGTAAAGATTCAATGATGATCTTTTGTGGAGACAATCAACAAATAGATTTAAAAGACAAAAATTATTCTGCAATTAATGAAGTTGCTAAGATTACAAGTTCTCTTCATGTATATAAAGTTGTACTAGAAGATAACCACCGTCATGAATCATTGACTGAAGTATTAGAATTATTAAAAAACAATTAAACAATATGGATTATTTTGAATTAGAATGCGCAGTAGAAAACTGGGCTATGGAAAAAGGTATTCTTGCTAAAGCTACACCAATGGCCCAAGCACTGAAAACATTAGAAGAAACAACTGAGCTTTGCACGGCCATTAATGTTAAAGACCGTGAAGAGATCATTGATGCTATGGGTGATATTATGGTTACCTTGATTATTCAAGCTAAGATGCAAAACATTAGTTTAGAAAAATGTTTAGAAAGTGCTTACAATGTAATTTCACAACGTACAGGTAGGATGGTTAATGGTCAATTTGTTAAAGACCGTTGATTAAAGTTCAGAAAACCAAAACTTTAATTACCAAAACAAATAATAATAGTAGTAATTGCATAGCTCCAAACATCATATATGGGTGTTTTGGAGGCTGTGTAGATACATATTGTTATATGTCTAGATATAATGGTAAAAGAGTTTTTGTTAACAAGAACGTTGATGAGATTTATGAGTCTGTTGTTGAATGGGAAAAGGAATTTACTAAAGTCCCTGATCAACAAGACCCTATATATACTATGGTAGATGTTGCCTGCAATTCAGATTTAGTACTGATGCAGAAACACATGCCTGAACCTTTGATTGATTATCTTAAGAGGTTTGATAATCACCCACAACTTAATAGTACTATGGCCACTAAGTATCCAGGGTTGTTAAAGTTAGATGTAAATCACTTTAATAAACCACCACGGGTACGTGTAAGTCTTATGCCTCAGAAGTATTCTAATATATTAGAACCTAAGATGCAAAAGATAGTAAGCCGTATAGCTGATATTAATAGGCTTAAGAAATTGGGCTGGGAAGTACATTTAAATTATAGCCCTTTAATTTTTTACCCCGGTTGGAAAGAAGAGTATAATAATCTTTTTTCTATGGTAAAAGATGTAGCAGGTGAAAATAAATGTGAAGTTATTGCTTTAACTAATCATGTTAAGCAAATGATTAAAACAACACCAGAAGCAAGAGAGTTGATGAGAAGATCTTATGAAATTAAGAATCAATCAGGAGTTATGAGATATCCTTTAGAACATAAAGGAAGGTTGTTATCTGAATTTAAAGAAATTTATTCAAAGTATTTTTCTATAAAAACAATCAGATATATATTTTAATTGGTTATCCCATATAAAATAGTTATATTTACACTTTAAAAGTTTAAACTATGCGTTATAAAAGAGCAGTAGAAACAACACAGAATTATTTAGAAAGTCAACCTTTACCTAAACATGGTAAGAGTTATACAGTCATATCACATAAACAAGTGATAGATGACACAAAAAATTTATTGGAGAATAGTGGATTTACTATTCGTAAAGAATTATATAGAGCAAACATGAATGCCAATGTAGCACAAGGCATATATCATATCTATCCTTCTCAGACAACTGATGAAGATATCTCTAAAGAAAGAGAATTAGGGATGATGTTTGCCTGGACAAACTCTTATGATAAGAGTACAAGATTTCAGTGTGCAATTGGTGCATATGTTATGGTATGTAACAATGGTATGGTAGCTGGAGACATGATGAACTTTAAAAGAAAACACACAGGATCCGCAGGTCATGATATTAAAATGCAGCTGAGCAATCAAATTAAGAATGGAGAAGTTCATTATTCACGCATTCTTAAAGATAGAGATGCATTAAAGTCTACATTGTTAAGTAAGACAGAGCAAGCAGCTTTAGTTGGTAGACTATTTATAGATGAAGAGATTGTAACTTCTTCACAGATGTCTATAATTAAGAAAGAGATTAATAAACCTTCTTATGATTACTTAACAGATAATAACAATGCTTGGAGTTTTTACAATCACGTAACACATGCATTAAAACTATCTACACCAAGGGATTGGTTACAAGATTCTCAGAACTTTCATGATTTTATGATGTCTGATGTTGTAAACAATCAAACAACTAATACTGAAAAATGGGAGCTAGTAGGTATCAATGGAGAGACAATTGAAATTGATGAAGAACTAGAAAAGCAAAGCATTATAATTGATGAATGCATTTTGTAATAGCAGTATTGTTAGCTTGTTTTTGCTTTTACATTAGCAGTAGAAGTGAAGACTATTAATTATAGGAGGCCAACCAACTAAGAGATTTTCTCTTAGGCCTTCTATTTTTATATATATATGTATGAAAAAAGATCATAAAGATGAAGCAGCAAGAATACATAAAAAAATGGGATATACAGATGGTAAAAAACATTTAGATATGATATTGTGTTTTGTTGCCGGAATGAACTCAGTTAAACTAGAAAATTATTGGAAGATAGTTGATAAACATTTTAAAAATTATGAAAAAGCATAATACTAATTGGATAGGTCTTGCAGCTTGGGTTGTAATATTTATAATTTCTTTTTTGATTTGGAATAACATTTACATTATAATTGCAGAAGGATCATGACAGAACAAGAACTACACGTACTATTAGAAGTACAGTACTTAAAAGGTAGACTAGATGAACTAGAATATAAGGCAAAGCCCAATGTATTTGGTTTACAAAAATCACGGAAGCTTGATCAGCGTATTGACAAGTATTACAATAAACTTAAAAATACTTCTGAGCTTGCATATCATTTACATTTAATAGAAAAAACCAATGTTAGACAAAGTAAAAATAAATATACTAAAGATGAATAAAAAAATAGAACCATTTGCTCACCCGTTTAGTGACACACAAGAAGATACTATGGATCCTGTAGCATCTTGTGAGATGTTGTATCCTGAAACAACAAAAGAGTTTAAAGAGATACAGCAGGAACAATACACATTGTTTTGTATGAAGCAATTAGACTACGGGCCTCAAAACATTACTCTTGGTAAAGATACAGAGTTAAAAGAAAACCGTAGGCTGAGTTTGCTTGGTATATGGTTTCGTAGTAATGACAAAATACAAAGAATACTGAATATTGTACAGTCAAACCGTAATCCTAAAAATGAAAGTCTAGAAGATTCATGGATTGATTTATCTAACTACTCAATAATATCTATGCTGATTAATAGAAACAAATGGGGTAAATAAAAAGAAAGAGGGTAAACATTTCTGCTTACCCTCTTCACTCAGAATTTAGTAAAATTAAACTTCATCATAAATTCTTAGTCATATAATCTAAATTCAAAACTTCCAAAATCAACATTTGCATTTGTCATAGCACCACTGCTAACTATTTGATGTACACAATTCACTGTTAACTCTGATACTCCAGAAATTACATCGTCAAAGAATATTTGACCACCGCCTCCTTTTTCACCACTCATTCCATTAATGAACACCATAACTCTTTTCTTGTCAAAATTTTGACGGAATGATATAGATATTTTACCAAGGCTGTCATCAGACCAATTAGTTTGTACTTGAAGCTCATCTTCTAGTATATTAACAGCCACAACATTATTAACAATTGAGAAGTTAGCAACATATGATTTATAAGGTCTTGCTGAGCTTGCTCCATCTTGGATACTTGTAATTCTACCTTGCTGATCTACAGTTACATCTGCATTACTATATGCACCTGGAGTTACTGCTGTGTCATCTAAATCAATAGTTAATGTATCTGTTGCACTTGCTGTTGATGTTAAACCAACACCACCTGCTATTAATGCAGTATTACCTGTTTTTATTTGTTGTGCACTTCCTAAATCTCCAACTAAACTCCAACCAGTATATTCTGCTGGTATTGTTGGGAATGTTTGTAGTTTAAAAGTACCATCTATGTATTGTGCTGTAGTACCTTGAACATTCCAATTTAGCTGTACATCTGGTCCAGATAAATTTACTTCTGTTAAAGTCATTGCTACATTTGCACCGCTTGGCCATGATGTGCTTATTGATTCAACAGTACCTGTTGTTATTGCTGGGAAAGTAACTAAGTTACCTTGACCGTTTATATACTCAGATGCAGATCCTGCCCAAGTAAAGTCTAGTGTACTATCTCCTGTATTACTACTATCATTTGTTACTGCAACATCTAATGCATCACCTGCTGTTGTTGCTCCTAATGATAATACACTTGCAAAAGTAATTAGTTGAGGATTTGGATTAGTATCCATTGTAACACCCGGTCCTGTAAACTCAAACGCTCCAGAAGTAGTAGTGTTTCCTACCTTAATACTATTTACTGTAGTAACTGATACAGCACTTATTGTTAATGTTTTTTCACCACTTGGATCTGTATTAACTGAACCTGATAAACCTGAACCTATTGTTATTTTATCAGTCCAATATCCTGCTACAGTATCTGCTGCATCAATTTTAAACTTAACATCTTCTGATGCCGGTGGGATAGTAGGGAATGTTTCTAATTGACCTTCTCCATTTATATACTGTCCAGCTACTCCTTTAAAGTCTATAGTTAATTTAGGCGTTGTTGTTGGATCAGCTACAGTAAAGTCAATTGAATCTGCTACAACTGGAGTTACTTCTGTTGAAAGAGCAGTTACTGTTCCTCCTGAAGGAATATCTGCCCAATTACCATCTTGTCTTAAAAACTGACCTGCAGTTCCTCCATTACGGTTTAGTTCTATTACACCATTATCTGTTACAGGAGAACTTCCAACTGTGAATGCTGCAATATCTGTACTTAAGCCAACACTAGTTACAGTTCCTGCATTACCTCCAGGAATTGCTGACCATACGTTATCTTTACTTAAGAATCTACCTGAAGTATCTGCTCCGTCTACTGCTGATAATTCTGCTGTTACAACAACATCTCCATCTACAGCACCTGTTGGTGTCATATCAATGTATGTACCATTTTGTGTATCTACTGTCTCAACTATATTTGCTGGTACACTTGGAATAGAAGGAAAAGCTTGTAAAGCACCTGTCCCATCTATATAATCTGTTGTTGCTCCTGCACCTGCAAGAGTTAATGTTCCATTGCTTGTTACAGGACTATTAGTTACAGTGAATGCTGAAGGTGCAGCTAAACCAACACTGGTTACTGATCCTCCACCGCCTGATGCAATACCATAAACAGTACCATCTATACTTATAGAAGTTAAATCTATTGTAGGATTACCTGGGTTACCAACTACAACAGAACCTGATCCTTCAACCCATGGTACATTAACAACAAGTTGTGATGCATCATTAAATTGAACTCCATATGTTCTTTGATCTGTATCTGATACAGCTGCTGCTGGTTGTGCTTGTACAACATCACTCCATAGTTTACCTGTTCCGGTAACTGTAGATGTCATTACTGGTGAACCTCCACCTGCTGCTTTTATTGTTACTGTAGCATTACCGTCATCTTGTAAAGTAATATTAGTTCCTGCTTTTAAGAGTACCTCACTTGTTCCTCCATTTGAATCTGATAAGGATATAGCATAATCATCTGTGCCTGATATTTCTCCTTTTAGAGTATAAGTAGTTTCTTCAGGTAAAGTAATTTTACTTGTAGTAATTCCATCTACATGACCATAATCATCTACTCTTACTTCAAAGACAGCATCAAAAGAATCCCCAAAACCTGGATCAACATTTTGAGAAACTACATTAACAACCGTTTTATCATGATTGAATGTAACACTTTTATTAGCAGCATTTGGAAATGCAGTAAGCTTATCACCACCTATAAATAAAACTACATCACTACAATCTACAACAAAACCATTATCACCACCAACTTGCCATACACAAGTACCACCACCGGCTTGGTCTTTCCATATTACGGTACCATCTGGTTGAGCAATAAGAACTTGATTTGGTTGACCCTGTTGACCATTAACATCTACAACTACTGATTCAAAAGATGTTTTAAAACCTATACCACCAGTTCCTAATCTGACATTTCCATTTAATGATGTATCACCTTTAACAAGAAGATTTCCATTTACAGAAATTGTTTGATTGGCAAGATCTTGAGTTATGATACTATCTTTTAATGCTTTTAGACTACATACTCCATCTGTTTCAGTATATACAGGAACAAAACCTATTTTTCCTGATCCTTGTATAGTTCTAGTTAACCCTTTAGTCACCGTACAAATAAAATCTTGTGCTTTAATAGCATAAGGTTCCATTTTTGGTGTAAAGGATGTACCAGTTAATTTACTTTGTTTTTTGTGACCAAGTTGTAACCAATCTGTTTTAGGATTAATTTCTTTCTTGATTTCTTTTCTTGTTAAAAGGCCTAATACCTCTTGTATAAATATGCTCATAATTTAAATATATAATGCCGCTACTGTAACTGATGTTACAGAAGTGTAAGTTAGTGTTATTTGTCCTTCTGGACTGTTAAATGCTTTTGTTTCAAAAGGCCCTAGGAAACCAGCTTCACCTGCAGCTAAAGTTAAGACAGCATTTTCCTTTACAAGTTCCCCCAGTCCCGGATCTATTACAGTTGTTATTACAGGGACTACTGTTGCTGTAACTGAAGAAGCACTCTCATTTCTAATATGAAAGTACTGTATTCCTGTATTCTGTAAAACATTTCCTGCTAATAATGCAGCAGTATATGCTGGAACTAGACCAGATTGAGTTATTTGTTGTTGTGGAATTAATGCCATTTTATAATTTATTTACAATATCCTTTTTTAAAAGCTTCTGATTGTACTGGTTCTGTTGCTCTAGTAGATACTTGTTTTGCTTGAGAACCACGTGCTGCCAACCTCATTCTAGTTGCTGTAGCAGTTGCATTCTTTTTTGCTTGTATCTTTGCCGGTATAGAGGTTGGATCAAAATATCCATTTTCTACTTTATTTGTCTTTGCCATAATTTGTTTATTTACATGAAGCATGTGATCCGTCACATAAACCTTCTGAGTTTTGTGTTTCACCACATATACATTGCTGTCCTTGTTTCATAGTTATATTTTTAAAAGTTAATTATTATTTGCCGCAGCATTTACCTTTGCCACCACCCATTTTGTAGTAGTCCATTGAACCTGGTTGTGTAACATCTCCACCTTCCATGAAGCCCATTAAGCCACCACCTTTGGCCATTGCTCTCATTCCTGCTTTACCCGGAGTCATATCTCCGTCTCCAGCACCCATTGTAAATCCACCACCATATGTATATTTATCTGTGCTTTGCATTGTTGAACCACCATTACCATACTTGGGTCCTACTTTATTACTTCTTGACATAATTTCTAATTTTTATTTTTATTACTAATTGTTTTAAATTTCTCAGCTCCCCTTGAACCAAAGTAAGCTACATAGACTGTTATTAATAATGACTTTAATAAGTCTACCCATACTGAGTCTACCTTAAAGTCAATTTCAGAACTGTCCAACAACATAAATATTACCATTGATATAGTTAAAAATATCAAAGTCATTGGTCTTGTATTTTTACTAAGCCAAGAATCAGAACTCATGTCACTGACCCAACGCTTGCTTACTTCTTGCATTTCAACCATATCTTGCTCTAATAACTTTAAAGCAGTCTCTTTATCTACTGGAGATAAAGCTGGTTCTTTTTCTATTAAAGATTTAACCATACCTAAAACGCCTGCATCAGGAAGTAATTCTCCTGCAATACCTAATATACTTGGAACCTTCTTTGTAAGGAACTGTCCTACTTTAGTATCTTTAAACTTCTTTTTGGGTTTTTTATCACTCATAGCTTATGGTTCTTCTGGGTAAACAATAATTTCTAATGGTGTCTTAAATAATATACCATCCTTAAGAACAGTTGCGCCTGTCTCATCAACAATATATGTATATATTCTAAATCCGTTTGATGTTTGATTAGAAACGTTAAACAAAAACGGATGAGATTGTCCTGTTAATGAACACTTTATTGCTGTTCTATTAATATTAACTGGTACACTAAATTCAAATTGATATACACCAACATCTACATATGTAGCTGTTACAATTCTATTAATTGAATTAGCAAATACATTCAAGGTTGGTGCATTATTATTAAATTGTGTTAACCCGGCTGCATATAAAGTTGGAGGAGCAGTTGTAGCTGTTACAGTTACATCACCTGTTGATCTATTAACAGAGATACCGTCACCTGCAATAATGCTAGTTACTCCACCACCACCACCGGTTGAAGTAATTTGTATTGTATCACCATCGTCACTTATAGTAACATCACCACCACCAACAAGAGATTTGAAGTTTAATAAAGCTCCTGTTTTATCTCTAAATACACCAGTTCCTCTACCTACATTTGCTGCTCTATTTGGTTCAGCAGTTGTAGAAATTTCAATTTCATTATTATTTGTTAATACACTAATATAATTACCAGTAGCTGCAATTGAACGTAAATTAACTGAGCATGGATCTTCTGTAGTATCTCTATATACATAAGAAGGTTTAGTACCTGTACCATTGACTACATTATTATATTCACATGCTTCACCTTTTACAACCAAATCTTTCACCTTTATTAACCTTACACTTTTATAAGGAATTGGAGATGCAACACCCGTCATGTCAGGTTCTTCATTAAGACCTAAAACTAATACATCATTAGCTTTAGCTTCTTTAACAAATTTCTTGCGTTTAAATAAACTTAATATGTCAGTTAAAATATTCATTATCTTACAAAAGAATTTTTCTTAATACTATCTACAGCATTGTTTTTATTCTCTGTTGTTGGCATCAACTCAGGAGATGTACCACCAATTTGTTTTTTAGGTAAACCACTAAATGTATTATGAGTGCCACCACCTAATTTGAAATAACCCATATCTTTAACAACTTCAGGAGCTTTCTTTTTTAAAGCAACTAATCCCTTTTGTGTTTTTACATTTATCTTTTTCATAGTTTAAAAATCTAAAGTGAGTGTTACAAATAATAAATAGACTTTTATAGTACTATAATTGTACTCTTCATCAGGCATTATAGTTTCCCATCCCAGAGCTAATCTGTTATGAGGCCAATGGAATGCTATTTCTAATGTCCAATCACCCATGTTATTTTTTTCCTTTAATAGCCTTTTTAACAGCCTTGGTTCTTTTCTTTGTTTCTTTAACAACTGCAACAGTCTTCTCATCTATTGATGTTAAAGACCACAAGTATCTCCATATATCTTGGAGACTGCTTGTCCATACTAAATAAAAAAATCTTTTTATCATGTTAAATATTTAAGTTACTATATACTATAATATACAAAATTTAAGAAACTTTTCCAAATATTTAAAGTTTACTTATTCTTTAAACGTTGGTTCTCTTTTTCAAGAAACTCAACTTTAACTCTTAATGTATTAACTTCAGCTACTAAGTCTAGTACTTGCTGTCTAAGCGTGTCTTTCTCATTGCTTGAGTTAGCTAGCATTGCCTCAAGGTTTCTAACTCTGTTTTTTAAATCGTCTCTATATTGCACGCCATCATTGTTTTGTAATTCTAATTTTTTTTCATCTGAATTCACTCTTAACCTTGCTTCAAGATATTTCCAGATTGCACCAGAGCCTAAGACCCCTATTATTGTTATAACTATTTGTACTACAGGATCCATTATTCTCTTTCTATTTTTTCTTTAAACAATCTTATTGTATTCCAAAAAGCAAAAAGCATAATGATTATCCACTCAATATTGGTTCCTCTCATTACACCTTCTATATATAGATTAACTACAACTATAACGGCTAATATTGATGAGAGCTTTGTGGCAAGAAGTCTATAACTTAAACAATTTTTTGTTACTACATTATATAAAACTGACCACAACTGAAATAAACCTATGAGAACACCCCCTATTATAAAAATAATATTAGGGTTGCTGAATTCTTGTATCATACATGCTGGAAGAGCCAATATATAGCAGAAAGATATAAGCAATTCAGTTGGCTCACTGTCAGAGTACCAAAATAAATTCTTAATTTTTTTCCAATGGCTCATAATAAAATATATATCTTTGCAATAATGGTATATACTTAATATACAAATTCTAATTTTATGAAAAAAGTAAATCCTTTAATTTTTAAAAATAAACTAGCTATAGAGTTTCTTCCTACAGAAACACTATTAGGCATTAAAATAGTAAACTGTGAAGTCTTATGTGAAGATGACATCTATCGTCCAGTACTTGGAGTAGAGTTTGGTCTTATATTTTTCACAATTTCTTTTGCTAATATGACTCAATAATTTTATATTTACAGTTATATTTCTTAAATTGAACAAGAGCTGTATCTCTCAAAAGGGATGCAGTTTTTTTTTCCACATTAAAAAATAATCATATGAATAAAAACATTTTCTTACCAAGACAAAACATATTACCTTATGAGTATCCTCAATTGCTAGCATACAAAGATGCTATTAGACATTCATATTGGATTGATACTGAGTTTAATTTTACAGAAGACATACAAGATTTTAAAGTAACTATCACATCAGCAGAAAGGGATGTTATTAAAAAAACTATGTTAGCAATTGCCCAGATAGAAGTTAATGTAAAAACTTTTTGGGGTGATCTATATAAAAGAATGCCTATTACTGAGATTGGTGATGTAGGATTTACATTTGCTGAATCAGAAGTTAGGCACAAAGATGCTTATGCTAGACTGTTGAGAATCTTAGGTTTAGAAAAAGAGTTTCAATCAGTGGTTGAAGTGCCTGCAATAGAAGGTAGACTTAAGTACTTAAAAAAGTACCTAGATGGTACACGTTCTAGAGACAATAAAATGTATACTAAGTCTGTATTATTATTCTCTTTATTTATAGAGCACGTAAGTCTATTTAGTCAGTTCTTAATTATGATGAGCTTTAACAAAGAAAAGAATGTACTTAAAGGTATATCTAATGTTGTTGAGGCCACCAGTAAAGAAGAGGAGATACATGGTAATTTTGGTGCTGAGATTATTAATATAATCAAAAGAGAAAATCCAGAATGGTTTGATAAAGAATTTGAAGATTTGATCTACTCTGCATGCATGAAAGCTTATAGTGCAGAGTGTGGTATACTTGATTGGATCTTTGAGAAAGGAGAACTTAGTTTTCTACCTAAAGAAACAATACAACATTTTATAAGAAACAGATTCAACAACTCTTTAGATAAGATAGGTATGAAGCCCATCTTTGAGGTAAATCAGGAAATATTGAAAGCAGTAGAATGGTTTGATATAGAAATTACTGGCACTAAAGAAGGAGATTTCTTTTATAAGAAGAGTGTTGATTATAATAAAAAAAGTAAGTCTATTACAGAAGATGATCTTTTTTAACCTTTAACACCAAAGAGAGATGAAACCATTAGACAATGTTCAAATGATTGAAGTCAAAGAAGGAGTAGTAACTATCACTTATAAAGATGGTACAACGCTTACCACTAAAGAGGATATTACACTTGGACTTGGGTATAAGAATGAGAATGATATACCATTAAATGACCATTGTCTTTAACACCAAAGAGAGATGTCAAGTAATAAAGAACCAGAAATAGTAGAGAAGGAATTATGGGATCATTATTCCGAACTACCCAACCCTTCCTGGTATGAGTATATAGCAGATAAGGATAATTGGATTTATGTTGACGAATACCGAAGACGTACCGAAGATAATACTAAACATCAATTATATAAAGAAGGAAAATGGATTGATGTTAATTTTAGCTGAATAAATAATGAAACCTTTTATAAACCCAAAGTATAATTACTAAATATTAAAACAATTTAAAAATGGCAGATACTAATACAGTAACCAAAGAAAAAGAAGCAACCATCACATCAGATGCTGCTCAATCAGTTCCTCAAACTCCAGTGTTTGACGAAATTTCAGAAATGACAGAAGAAGGTGCAGTCAACGTCGTTATTCAAGCGGCAGGAATGGCACAACAAACCGGTCAATTAACAGTTAGAGAT